GCAGCAAAGTTTATTTTAAGATAACCGCAAACTTGATTCAGTTTGATGTTATTAGAAACGTATTTACTAATAGAAGTACTTCCAACCGGAGCTATCTCATCAAAGAACATAACTTTATTGACAACGGCAGTTCCAGAAACAGAAGACTGGCTTGTAAAGTCCTGTATAGAGGAATCGCTTGTAAAGCTAATAAACAATTTACCTGTTGACCCATCGTCCGAAACATGAGTTACTAAAAATGTTCCATTATTAAGAGATGATGTTGTTCCAGTAACTGTAACATAAGAACCAACTCCAATTGCTTGGATGTTATCTCTAAATGTAGAGTTCGTGCTACTGATATAAGCGTTTCCATAAACCGTGTCATTAGCTTTTGGATTGAATGTCAATCCTGTGCCGGTGTATACCGATACTTCATCAATTAATGGAATGTTAGTTCCACTTTCAGATGGCTTATTGATTTTATTTGAAATCAATATAGCGCTAGCTCTATGTGTATCGACGATTGGAGACAAGTTATCTTTAGTCGTTTGTAAAGTTGCCGATATAGTCAGAGGTTTAATTCCATTGAGACCAACATTTGACTCATTGATTTCAGAAACAATCATTCTTGGCGATGTGAAGTAATTAGTATCGTTAACAGCGCATACAACCGATTCTGCGTCAATTGTATATGGAGTTTCAAATCCGTCAACTGATTTACCAGAAGCAGTTCTAATTTTATAATCGATACTTGTTTCTGGGAAATTCAAATTGGTAAACGATGGTTGAATAGCATCATATTGAATGTTTCTTGTTAACGTCCAAGTTTCGCTAGACGAGGGACCTGCATAACCAGAAGAAGTAGCAGTCGCCCCCGCATTGATAGTATATGAATCGGCATCAACATTGGAAATGGTGAAATCGCCTGTTATATTCGCAGGTGAAATTCCATTAACAGAATTTGTTATACCAGCGATATGAACTATGCTACCAGCAGGCATTCCATGATTCGACTGCCAAATTCTAACTAAAGCTGATCCGCTTGCAGTTTGGAAAGGATATGGATCAACCGAGTTCGAAGTGATTTTAGTCAACGGAACGATGTCATTAACAAACTCGACGTTACCAACTGCTGTTACATCAAACTTAGCGCGATAAACTGTAAACTTCATATCTTGTGTATCGCTTGGAGTCCAAGACGCGCCATTTTGAGATTTATATAGCACACCAGCATATGGTTGTTGTGATATAGTAGTTGTAGAGTCTGGAATGATATCTCCCATTTGAGATATCCAAACTTTATACAAAACAGAATCGCTCAACAATACGATAGCATAATCAGTATTATCTTTTACATACACAGGACTAGGGAACGTGAATGTAGTTGGAGTGTCATATTTTGGATATGGTTTAGAACCACCTTCTTCGCCCGTTACTGTAACGATAGTAGACGACAGATTAACTTTCTCTGGTGTCAACGTAACAGAACTGAATGGTAATATATTAGCCCCTGGATATCCATTAACAGTTTCGCGAATCTGCAGAGTAACTGGAATGTTTGGATCTTTCTTAGCAAAGAATATATCAATTTTAGATAAGAAACATCCTCCAGGCTGGTCTTTAACCTGAAAAGTTTGAGCAAGAGGATCATACCAACCAGTTCCAGATACAATACGTTCTGAAGTTTCTGTTATGACTCTGTTATCAACTAATCTTTCTTGAACCAACTCGGCGTTTCTTGTTGATGTATAAGTGGCTTGTTTAGTTTGAATAATACCATTTGCCTCATAAGTAGCTGTTGCTCTGGAATTAAACGAACCTAATGGAGTTGTGTTATCTTGTAATTTGAATTCTCTTTTACCAGTTCTAAATCTAACGCTATCTGTATTTGGAATATCAAATAATAAATTGATACTACCATTAAAATTAGTTACTAAAGAATCACCGGCAACCTTTGTAACTGGAGTTGAAGTTAATGTACCAGTTGCAAGACTCATACTTCCTTTGATAGTATCGCCAGACAGGAATGAACCTTTAACATTAACAACGTATAATGATTTATAACCAGTTGTAGGATTGATTTCTACATCAACAACGATAGCTGTAGCTGGGCAACCAGATGAATCGGGAGTTTGATAAGATGTAGAACCTCTGCGTGATACGAATATGATATCACCTTTGTTTAAACAAACTTCAGTATCACCGTTTATTCTACGTTGATTGGCTATAGAAGAACCGCCAGCGTTTGAATCATAATCAAACAACCCGCTCGCAGATGTTCCTATTTCTAATTTAGTAGCAGGAACGCAATAATCAGAAACATCTTGATTTTCAAAAAACGCATAGAATTGAGTTTCTGGTTTCAAAGCTTTGATTTGTACCAAAACGTTTCTTGAACGAATATATGGTATAACGGCTGTAGAAACAACTCTATCATCGGTCAATTGTGTGTCAACTTTAGCAACCATGGTTGTATTGACGCCAGTTCTGGATTGACCGAATTGTGTTGCGGTTTTTGTAGTTAACGTGTAACTGCCGCCATAATATCTCCAACCGCCATTGAGCGAAAAATTTTGTCCAGTTAATCCCCGCGCTTGGGCTTGGGCAGCAAGAGAACCGCCGTATATTGCAGTCGTAACGGGTTTTCCTGTCCATTGAGTTTGCCACGCATTCCAAACTGTACCAAGAACTCCGGTTGATTCTGCAATTGTGCGAATAGCATTATAATTGCCATCAACATTATTGACAATATCAGGTCTGCGTTCGATTTCAAACCAATCATCCGACGATGGATTAAGTTGTACTTTACCCAAGAAAGTAAAGAATGCGAATGGATTTACGTACTCAGTTCTGGATCCTAGAGTCTGTTCAGCAATTTTAACATGATCGATTACTGGTAACGTAATAACATCGCCATACATCTCATATCCAGATGCAGTCCTAGCCCCGTCTGTGGAATTCTTTTCTAGCAAATTTATATTTTGCATAGTATAGAACGGACGTAACGTATTTTGTTCCTGATCTATTGAGCAAAGATAATCTAATGAAGATGTATTACCAACCCCATGACCATTGAAGCTATCTACTATAAAACCATTTTGGTAACGATCTAAACCTGAACTGTCGCTGATTTTAAGAGTAGAAGTTTCTTGCTCTAATAATGACAGAGAGGTATAATATTCCAGATTTTCTATACGTTTTTCCAATCTACCGATATCGCGCATAGTATAACGTTTGTTTTCGGTTTTAGTAAACCCGACATTCGATATACTAGTGTCAATTGTATATGGAGCTATATTCAGTGTATAGAGTTCCATACCAGAAGACATAACATCTGGTTGTGTTGGCGGTATATTAGGAGTACCCTTTACGTTGACAAAGTTTCCGTTATAGTCAATGTAGATTTTATCCAATCTTGGCAAATAGTATTCATAATCAACGTCAACATCTATAGCACGCTTAGGTAAAAACGTTGTTGAAATCCAACTAGAACCGTTCGACGCAGGGCGAAAATCTAAAACATCTCTTAATGAAGTTCCGTTGAATGCTGGAATTTCATTATAGCCAATACCAGTATATGATTCAACGGTAAAGTAATCGCCAGTACCATGAGCAAAGTATTCAAAATAAATTTGAATCGGAGCTGTTGGCGGAGCAAAAGATGATTTCAATGTCAATCTACTGAAATCATAATGAGTGGATCTTTGACCATTATCAAAATCGTATCTGTCTGAAATGTCAATCGAATAGTCACCTGATGGTGATCCGAATGTTCCAGCCTTCATTTTAATTGAAAGAATGCGGAATACATCCGCGTAGCCAAGGTTTAATACAGTTGCTTGACCCGCTGCAGCAGAAGTGAATTCCGTGTGGGCAATTGTAGCTGTTTTTGTTTTTCTAGTTGAAGTGGATCCGGATTTATTAACGGCTGCAGATAAAACAACGCTTTTACCATTATGGGAAGTGTCTACATAAATCGTTACTTGGTTTCCTGCAGCGGTGATCCCTAAAATTGGAATGACAGCCGAGGTTGTAGAAATTAAATAATTCTCATATGCCGCTGACGAAGCAAATATTCCGCCATCTGCTGTAGAAAACGATACCTGTCCAGATGATATAGTTTGCGCGGCAAATCTTTCAAATACAGTGTAACTAATATCAGATGATGATTTGATATAAGAATCTGGTAAAGGAAAAATTAAACTACTATTGTTAGGTTCATTGATGCTTGTCAATACAAGAGAAAATGTAGAACCTGTGATGGCAGGAGATGGAGCCGAATCAACTGTCAATGAAGAATTACTAGATATAGCAGTTACTCTTCTTACCTGTCCAGAGAAAGAAATGTAATCCCCAGCTTTCAATACAGCTTGGAAGTTTGTTCCAGTCCCAGATATAGTTGTGCTTGAACTAGATACTGTTCCAGCTTGAAGCGAAAGAATAGGATTAATGTCAGCAACAAACCCAGAAACAGAAAATGATTTTGCGTCTCTATTGAAATTCTTGCCGGTGTTCATAGATATATCGAACACAAACAGTTTGTAGATAGTAGATGTAGTATAAACTAATCCATTATCCCATTCTAGTCCGCGAACCTTACATTGACCGATTACGTTACCAGAACCGCCTAATTGATCATAGATATTAATTAGAGCATTGTTTTTGTAATCTGGAATACCAGCAAGGTTTTTCACTAAAATGTAATTACCAACTGTTGTTGATACTTTAGCGGCATTAACGAAGTTATATGTTCTAGCTTTATCAACATCAACAAATTCAGTTGATGGTTTTTGAATTTTATAGCCATGGACATAAGCTTTACCGGCTTCCATACCAATGGCAAGCTTTGCTTCGTTTCCGAAATTAGAATAAGCTAACGCTTCAGCGCCAGTTCCGGTGTCGCTTAATATGATTACATTTGGATTAGATGTATATCCAGAACCTTGTGTTAATACGTCAATACCAATCAGTTTACCATCGCTATTGATTTTAGCAACAGCAGTAGCACCAGAACCGTTTCCACCAGAAAAGCTGATAGCCGGAGCAGTTAAGTAACCAGAACCTTGTTTTGTAACTTCAATAGAAATAACAGAACCAAACGCGTCGTACACACCTCTGTTATAATTTGGTTTTGGTGTATATTCCCACTGAATACCAGAAGTCGATCCATCGTATAATTTACCAACAGTATGAGTTGGACCGGTAACTCCAGCTGAAGTTCCAGTATTTCTCGCTGTATATAATTTACCGTTATTTGATACGATATCCCCTAAAAGATATGTTCTTTCAGTAACCCAGCTTCCGCGATCGTTATTTCTATGTTCCCGAACATCAATACCAAAGGGAACTACTGTGTAATCTCCAGATTCATCGTATGTTCTTTCTGCTAATGTTTTTTCAAGTTGAGCGTAATCTGTTGCGTTATGGATACTGGCGATTCTTCCGTTTACAACCCTAGCTAATTCTACGAAATTGCTATCGGTAGTTGTGCTGATAGGTTGCTTAACAAGAACTAGATCTATACTATGTCTATGCGCACCTGGAGCAGAATAGTTGTAGCTATTTTGCGCGTTATCTAATAATGTTTCATCTTCGTATTCTGTGATAACAGATTCATTAATACTCAAACCAACTCGATAGGTTGGGATGTTAGAATATTTGTCTAAGATTACGGTTTGACTGCTGCATAAAACAAATGAACCATTTACATAATAAACACCCTGTTTGATTACACCAGCCGAACCAATACCGGTAGAATTCAAAGAGATTGATTGAACCGAGTGAGTTTCATCTGAAAGAGTTAACACTTCCGCGTCGCTGAAAGGAACTGAAGAAGCGCCGGAATCAGATGTTATATAACGAACGAATAGAGTTGCTGGATCTGTGTCATTATGAGCGGTAGCATATAATACTTCGGCAACTATACCGGAAGTTCCACCGATTACTTGTTTTCCAATGAATGATGAGATAAAGTCGTTTACGTCTACGCCATTATATGTTGGATCTACTTTAACAAAATGATAATTAGTATCAATTGAAAACTCGCCAGGGATAACCATCGCGCCCTGTTTGAATACATGATCGCCATGACGCTTAACTTGTTGTTGGAGAATTGTTTGTAATTGAGTCAACTCTCTCGTTTGAACAGGAAATCCAGGACGAAATAGAATTTTATAGTACTTTTTATCATCACTATAATCGTCGTAGTACGGCTCGGTATTAAAATCTAACATGAATTCTCTCTTGTCCTAAATGTATTATTATCATTATTTATTAGAATCCGATAACAGTTCTTAATGTAACAGTTTGCTGTTCGGTTGGAGTAAATGCTTGTCTATTATCAATGTACAATAGATCCCCAGAATATTTATCTATAGTTGGCGGAGCAACGTCTAACATAGTAAACGTTTTTGTTGGATCCGATACCAAATACATAACCTTACCAACATCTAATGTATAATTATCCAGAGATTGTAATAACATAGCCGACCCAGTGTTAGTGATTATTCTAAATCTAGAATCTGTAGAGAATTCGGCTATCATAGAATCTGGTGCAAAATCAACTGGATTTGTATTAGCATAAGCAACCCAGCATGCAGTTTCGAATACACTTGTTGCGATATAAGTAGTTCCATAACGATACAGATTTCTAATTATTCCTATTTGTCTATAATCATTATTTACGGTAAATCCTTGATTCTTATAATTTGATATATCGCTGAAGAACATTAATCCGCTTGCTTTAAATTCATTCAAAGCATTCTTACCATGACCTCCATATGGAGATATAATCGCTCTTGCTTTAGCGCCTGTACCAGTATCGGAAATGATTATCTTTGCCCATGTATAGCCATATCCAGAAGTTACAACATTTATCTTCGAAACTCTACCCTCGGTCAATACAGCAGTGGCTGTACATCCGACTCCATCGCCAACGACTGTTACGATAGCTTGGTTGTAACCATACCCGCCAGAAACGACTGGTATGTTCATAATTCTTCCGGCAACAGTTAATAGTTCAACGTTAGATTGCAATGAAGTAATATCGCCAATTGATAGAGATGGAGTTAATTGCGCACCAGTTCCATCGCCGTTTATATCAATAGTAGCAACAGAATAACCTATACCGCCATCAATGATTTGAACGCCGACGATCTGACTATCTGTAATAATAGGAACTAATCTTGCGCTCGATATAGTAGTCGCAGCATTGATTAATCCTTCTGATCCAGAAACGTCTGAGATTATAATTCTAGGCGCCACTGAATAACCAGCACCACATTTCATAGTTGCAGAAGCTGTAGCCGTTATACCTACATATGTTAATGTAGTTGATCCGTTTCCAGCAGACCCACTTTCATGCGTCGGAGCGTTTGCTCCCGAAGTACCGCCAACAGTAACTGTATATAATCTATTAGCGTAGAATATTTGCTGGTTGGTTGTATAAACGGTTCCAGACGACCATTGTGTTCCAATTGTAATTTCGGGTACGGAAGTATAATGTCCAGAATCAATAACTGTAACACTTATTAAAGAACCGTTTTGGATGACTGCGCTTGCGATGGCGCCGCCAGAACCGGAGAACGAAACTGCAGGCGCCGATGTATATCCAGAACCAATATTAGCAACGTCAATAGTCGCTACTTTTCTATCCATAACAACTGAAGTTATTTGACCGTCTGTTATATTAACAGTACCTGTTGCTAACGTACCAATATATTTAAGGGCAGCAGTCCCGTTCTGTACTATACCGCTTGTATGAATCGGACCAACCGTTGATAAAGTTCCAGGGATAGCAACTTTATAATAGTTCAAATTATAATCAATGATTTGATCTAAGATTACATGACCTTCGGAAGTCCAGTGCGTAGAATTATCAAATGGCGGATCCACTGTTATTACTGGCGCTGTGTAACCATGACCTTGTTCTATCACAGAAGCACCTAGAACGTAAATTGGATCGGCTTCGAGATAACCATCACCAATTACAGTTAAAATAGCTCCGGTGTAACCAGTTCCTCTCGCATCAATTTTAATAGTTTGTATGTTACCCTTTGAGTAAAATTGCTGTTGGAGTGCTGTTAGAATCGGCATATGAGTGCCGGTCAAAAACTTATTACGTAAAGAAATGGGGATACTGTATACAAATTTCCAGATATATCCATCAGAAGTTGTTATACTGTCAGCGCTAGCGCCGAATGGGGATACAGTAGACTGTGCTCCATTATTATTATCGATGCACATGTAGACATTGAAGTCAGATGTCATGACGTAATATTTCGTGTCTTCTAATCTTTGAATACCGTTTTGTCCCATGACGACAACAGCTTCTGCGTATGCACCAGAACCCAGACCCTCGATCAAAACTGATGGTCGTTCTGTGTATCCATAACCTTTATTTGTTAGCGTTATGTCAGTAACAATTCCATCGACTACGGTAGCCACTGCGCTTGCGCCGTAACCAGTTCCGGTGATAGTTATGGTTGGAGCTACAACATATCCAGCGCCGCCAGCGATTAAATTTATCCCTTGGACTTCAGTCGAATAACAATCATCATATTGGTCATAGATAGTTCCATGTATCCAATCTATTCTAGGAATAACATACGAAACATCGTTGGTGCTGATTTCTTTCAGCGAAATAATTTCATTTCTTGTGTCGTGTTCATATGCAGGAGAATCAACTGGGATGGGCGGAACGTTCTCGTCTCCCCATTCTAAAGTCTTACCCAAAAAGTAGTAATAATTCGAACCTTTAGATATAATATCATTGTACACACTATCCGCAATAGAATTGTGCATACTTGATTTTATTAACGCCGTGTCTGTCATTACTGTTCTCTTTGAGTAAAATTATTAAGAAATTGTGATTGTCCAATTGATAGACAATGTATCATTACTCGCTTTTGTTATAGCAGGAAATGTAGTGTGAGCAAGCATAGTTCCGTTTGTACTTGCATTAAATAATCCAGCTTCTCTTAATGTTCCGGTACCAACGCCCGCGCCAAATGTTGCAGTTGCTTGAACTGTATTATTAGTATTTGTATAAGTCGCTAAAGCAACACGGGCAATTTCTGTGTTCAAAGCTAAATCATTAACAGTTGGGGTTGTCGAATTTGAACCAACGCCCATGTATGACATAACCGATTGAGAAGTTCCTTGTATTCTGGCGGCGATATGATTTTTACCTATAGATACAATTAAATTATTTACTTCTAATTGTTGTTTTATATTACCCATTTCGTCATAAAGGGTAATATCTAAATCCCCTTTGACCTTTATTGAATCGTTGAACATTTATAACTCCTAAAATTCGTTAAAAACTGGTTGTGCCTTCGAAATATGTGCTATCGATGTATAAATCAGGACCAAATATGTAAGCGTTGTAAACAACATATCCAGAATCGGCTGGAGTAATACTATCGATTAATGTAGTATTTATAATATCGCTATAAGTTCCAAATCCTGTAGAAACAGACAGCCCAGACAAACCTACGATAGAATACGTAGACAAATTTCCTATACTAGTGATAGCAGAATTAGATAAAATTTGTTTGGCTATAGACATAGATGGATTGACAGACCCAGCTTGAGATGTTAAACTCAATCCTACCAATTCTTGGGTGCCAATCATGTAAGTGTTTTCGTTACCAAACCCAGTTGGTAAGTATAATCCAGATAATCCCAGAGTTTGACCGCCTACAGTTTGACCGCCTGATAAAGTTGTAGAAAAACCGCTTAATCCTACGCCGATCTCGCATAGCGTTCCTAAAATACCAATATTCGATGACGCAGAAACACCAGTATTTTTTATAGAAATTTCTTTATCCAATTGACTGATAGAGAAATTAGATCTATTACCAGGAGTGTTTATATCGAACTTTTTACCCAGTTGACCTACATTGGAATCAATTTGAAAATTCTGTGTAGTTAAATCAAATCTAACACCTACGTTGCTTATAGCTGTGTTTAGTTGTTTACCAGTTCTATCTGCTTGTATGATGAACCAAGGAACAAATCTTCCGACATTACCCAACAACTGCATACCAATTAACGGTATATTAAATTTTACGCCATTAGTTCCGTCGGGTCTATTCACCCAATCGTTATTAATATAAGTTGGTCTGGTCGGTAATCCCTGTTTAGCGGTCAAAGCCAGCATAAAATGCAACCAATGACTATCGCTCATTGTTACTTTATCATCCAACACGAGGTTAGAAAATTTAACCATCGATTGTAAAGTTTCGCTGAGGTTAAATTCATTGATGATAGAATATTCACCGAATAAAGCATTACCAGTTGGATGTATCAGAGTTTTTACGAATGATTCATACTTACTAAGTTGTTCATCAATTTTTAAAACATACGCAAACTTTTGGTAATATTTACTATCCTGTAAATAAATTGCATCTGATAAAAACCCGTCATTAGATTTAAAGTATCCAGTGTATTTCGCTTCCGCGCCTATCTCAATATAAAGAATTGCTATATCATCTGCATTTACGGTATTGTCCGAATAAGTCGTAGTGTTATTAAATGATCTAACAACGTCGCCGACATATAACGCGCCAAGTGCAGGCGTAGCAGTATCTTTATTATAGTTCGGTTTAGTAATAATACCAAAATCAATAAACTCTTGAGTGTTATCGCGAATTGTGGCGTCCCACGCTTTTGGATCAGTTCCAGATGATGATATAGTGAATGGTAACTGAGTAAACGAAATCTTCTTCGCTTGATCGGATGTTATATAAGCGTAAAAATTACTTTCATATCCGACCCCAAATGAAATGAATTCAGCCGTTTTTATACCGCCAGTTGTAGTAACAGTTTTAATTTTAATTGCCGAACCGATACCAGATCCAGAATTAATTGGATATACTTGTCCTGGTTTAAAACCAGCACCTGCTCCAAAAACGTTTATTTTAGTGGTCGTATAAAGAATATCTGCAACAAATTCATCGTCGTAAAATACTTTATTATGAGCGGATATAACGTTATAATAATCCTTCTCATAAAACAATTCGTATATACTTGTATCAGAACTGATTAAAGGATCGATTGCTTTATAACTTTTGATTACTATATCAAACGTTTGAGATGGAGTTACTACTTGAACTTTTCTTCCAGTTATTAACTCTGGATTACCCTTTGAAACTCTTACAAAGATAGATTTATCCTGAACCCATTTTCCATCAGATGGAATCATCACCCGACTATAAGGATAGTCTACAACTACATCTTTCTTGAACAGAATTCTGAACAGTAATTTAAACGAAGCTTCTGTACCCTTGGCTCTGTATAATTCTCTTATATGTTGTAACAGAAATCTCTCATCAACTTGTGTGTTGGGCAAGTTGATGGCAATCTCATGTTTGAAATATTGAAGAAACGAATCAAGAGTGTTATCTAAATCTTTCAGAGTTTTATAGTCGCTGTTTACGTTATTCTCGAGGAATTCGTAATATGCTTCTAAAAACGCAACGAAAGTTTGATAATCAGCCCGAATGAATTCCGGTAGTTGACCTGAAACTAACGATGATAGTTTTGGTTTTATATCAAGCATTATGTTCTACTCGAAGCAAAGACGTAATTAGTTCCACCAGCTGTATTGCCGTTAATTGTTTTATCAGATATAGCAACCACAGATACTCTAGTCGGATCAATTTGTACTATTTGAGTATAAGCAGAAACGATGTCATTAGACTGAGGTTTGATTGACAATTCAAACGAGTTTCCAACGATTCTAGTGATATTCAAATTGCTTATATTGATGATACCATTTACATAATCAACAGAACCTATTTTATTATTAACAATAATTCTATTAGTTTGACGATAGTAATATAACATAATATTACCAACGCCGTCATCAACCAAGTAATGAATGTTGGTAGAATCGCCTGCGATATAGAACCCAGTACTTGTTATAATATCTTCTGGAACTCCCGAGTAATAAATTGGAGTGATCAGACTGATATTGTATTGAGCCGATACATTATACTTTGGAGTTATTTCTCTGTGAAGAGTTATTGTTGTTATATTATTTAATATAGATGATTCAGAAGAATCTATGATTCTGGCAAGCTTAGAATATCTTAAGATCCCATCAAATTTTTGTAATTCTGATGTGTTATAAGATTCTATAGCGTTTCTAACAACTGTTTCTATTTGCGTATTTGATCTAACAGTTTCCAGTTCGTTATAATAAACAGTAACGTCAAGAGATAAATTTATATAATTAGCATCTAGTATAACAGGAGTAACTGTTGTAACTTTTTTAGGTGTAAGAATAT